AGGTCAGAAAAGACAGGGGGGGTGTCCGTTGTGGCTAAAAAAACGCCCTGTGACTTCTTACCCTTACTGAGATTGCATCGCTTACAGGCAGGTACTAAATTATCAAGGCTCATAGGGTCACCGCCACTAGCTATAGGTATTACGTGGTCAACCTGGTTGGCCTCTTGGCCACAATAAAAGCAAGTCCAGCCCCCAGCGTTCAACACTTGTAAGCGCCTGGCCTTGTAGCGCCTACCGTCTCTAGGGTCTTTAGCCTTCACTTAGTAATGCCCTACTTTCTTGTGATGATCTAAAGCTTTGCAAGGATTGCCATAACGTTTAGCAATATACTTTAAGCCTAAGTCTATCTGTTTATATGGGTTGCGCTCTGTCATCTTTAGCAGCTGAGGTATGCCGTATGCGCTGCTCTTTTTATTCTTAGCTGTAGGTGACCATTGACTCTCTATACGCCATAAGGTAACTAGGCATCTATATTGATTATCATCTAATAACTTCATATGAGCATAGAGTTTATAGCTCTCTATGTTTGGATCGTAAGCCTTTGCTGGCGTAATCCCAATTACACAATACAGCCCCACAAGCACCAAACATCGCCTGCGAGCTATCCGCCTCAGCGGCTCGCCAGCGAGTTGTGATGCTACACGCCTTGTCAAATAGGCTGCAACATTGAGCGTACTGTTGGGCGTGTTTCTACAGTTATTCGTGCCTGTGGATAACTCCTGTGGATAACTATTTAGCATCCTTGCCCCAACCTGTGCCCCTAAATATGGCACCTACTGGGTCATAAATACGGCGCATATCAAAGCCACAGCACTTAGGTATGTTTACATCGTGTATAGATCGCTGCACCTCATAACGTATTGAGCAGCTTATACACTCATACTCATACATCGGCATAAGTAACCAATAGGCAAACGCTCATTTTGCTACATACCTTGCATTGTAAAACCTTTACATTAGCAGGCAGGTTATCTGTCACTATGCGCTCTATCTGCTCTGTTATTTTATTACAGCTACGGCACTCAAAGCGTATTGACTCGCTCATAGTTGCACCGCCTCTGAGATAGGCAAAAGGGCCACGGTCTTATCAACCTGGCCCCGAGAGTCAAACTCTGTCTTAGCAGGCAGCCTTTTAACTGACCACTTAACCGTTATCTTACGCAGGTTAAAGGCGTAAATGCCCTTAGGTGTGGCATTAACGTAAAAGGGCGTAAAGCCCAGGCGCTCGGCCTGTTGCATTAGCGCATCGTACTTTTCTTGCTCTATGAGCAGGTCATCATAATGCGTGTGCCTGCATTTTAGCTCTATGTGTAGCCTATACAGGGTACTAGTGGCATCGTGGTACTCATATTGGTCAGATGACTTAGTTAAATCCTCTAAGTATCTGCCTTTTATGTAGTTAAATAGCTCTTGCTCTGTGTCTATCATCTGCAGCCTTTGCAAAACCAGATGACATTTTCAAAGCTGTTTTTTTGATAACCAAACTTATCTAGCTGTGCTACCAGGGCGCACTTATCGCACTGCTCTACCTTGTACTCAGCTGCTAACTCACCGTTAACAAAGAGTTTGCCTGTCATCTCTTTAAGGTTAATTAACTCGTAGCTCTCGCTCATACCTGGGGCGCCCAGCCTGTAGATGTCTGCATATACCAAACGGGGTCGCATTGTGTTGCCTTGCTTTTTTCTATACAACTGTAATTGCCCCACTCTTTGCCTGTCTTAGCGCTAGTGCCTGTGCGCCAAACGCGGGCGCCGTGGACACACTCAGGTTTGCCCTGTAAGTAAATGCCCCCTAGCTCGTTTTTAACTGCCTCAATACCTGCAGCTAAAGTAGGTGTTGTAGCCCATAGATCATCACTAACAGGTGCTACGTCTTTAGTGCTAAGTGCCTCTACCTTTTCCATATCCTGCTTTGTACTGCGAGCAATACCGCCAGGTGTAAGCAAACCGATTACGCGCCCGTAGGCACTTGTTACTGCGTTTTCTACCCAAAAGTGCAGATTAACTCCACGGTCACTACGCATCTCAAAAGCATAATCCACCGCGCTAGGTAAGTGATCTTCGTACTCCTTGTAAGCCTCAGCCTTAACAAGAATATAACCTTTTGTTATGTCTATATCCTCAATATAAGCAACAAGGCGTAGGGTCGGATATTCTGCACGTGCCCTAATAATGCGGGCGTTGACATCCTCGTATCCTTCTAAGAAATTACTCATCGCTTGGCCTCAGCTTCTTTTAACGCCTTAGCGATATTACGGCCACGTAGGTAACCTTCACCCAGGCCTACTTTGTAGCCCATTTCATAAGCTGCGTAAATAAATAAGCCCATAAATAGGCAAACCATACCGACTACCATTAAATCTAAACTGTTCATCTTTCGCCCTTTGTTAAGGCCGAGTCGCTACTTATCCGAGTAGCCCTCTCGGCGTGTGTAGTTAAAGTATGAACCTACGCACCGACAAAAGGCAACGCGACACGCCCCTATTTACTAAGTCTATCCTCTAGCATCATCTCGTAAATCTTATCCACCCGCGCCTCTATACGATCTACGCGCCCGCGTAAGTTATGCCCGCCGTTGCCGTCATCGCGTAGCTCGGATAGGTAGTACTTTACTAAGTGGTTCACAAGCCCAGCCATAAGCCCTGAAAGCGTAGCAATCCCCAACGCTACGGCTATGTATGCCTGGGCCTGCGACATTTACTTAGCGCCTATCCCGAGTTGCTTTTCATTAGGTGCTAGCGCCTTTAATACTGGCCCAATAAGTCCAGCTATAAAAGCATTAGCTAATACCTTAGGATCTGTAATACCTGATAGATATAGCGCACCCACGCACGATAGCGCTGCACGTAGGTAAGATAAGGCCGCTGCCTTTAATTGCGCGCTCAATTTGAGTCTGCCCAGGTAATAACGTTAAAAGTAAAAGACGGTGTTACGCCGCCAATTTCGTAATTTACTCTTAGGTTATCTGTAAAAGGTGTCGAGAGTCTAATAACCTCACGTGAGACACCTGTTTTCTGTGTAAAAGTAGCTATGGTGGTGTAATTGGTGCCGTCTACGGTGTCTTGTACTACTACATCCAGGGTAGGCGTGGTGCCACTAGCTGCAGTTACCTGTAGCTGTAGCACTAACTGCCTTGCAGCTGCAAAACCTGTAACCGCTGTGCCTGCAGCTGTTGCTGTGCGAACGCCTGAGGCCAAAAGGGTTACCGTACTTGCAGGTATATTAGCTTGCTGTATATCACTCATTTTTGCTCTTTTCTAGCCCTAATTTATTTACTAACTCTGCAACCTTTGCAGGGCCAATACTTATTTCAAAGTGCATTTCATCTTTTCTAGTCCAATCCCCGCCCCAGGTTAGGCCATATTTTTTAGCCAGGGCACGGATCATAGGTACTTTAGCTGCATCAAACGTGCCTACCTTGCCTAAAGGGTGTTTAGTCGCATTTAGGTCTATAGCTGTGCCGCTGGCGTGGTTGCTTAGCTTGCCTGGCACACCTCTTACGTCTCTGTAGGCATAGCCCCAATCATCAAACGTGCCGCCCTCTATTGGCTCTATTAGCTCGTTAAACTCTTTAGCAAAGTTAATAAGTAAAGGCGCTACCTTTTCTGCGCAGCGGATTTTAAGGCTTGTACCCTCTACCTTAAAAGGTTTAACGCCTATCTCAGCCTGCTCCTTAGATGCTGGCCAGCCGTTATAACTTGTTTGCATTTATATCAGTTTCAGGAGTAATCCAACGGCAGGTTGATTCATCAAAACCTATAGATGTGGCGGGTTTAGGTGCAATAAAAGCATCACGCATTGCATCGTATGTATAGCCAACACCTGCGTAATTAAATCTGATATTTCCGTTATAACTTGTACGTTTACAAACTTGCCCTGCAAAATTACTATACCAAACCTCAGGTTCTAAACCTTCAATAAGTTCTGTTTCATCTTTGCCTACTATAACTTGAGTTACAATATTATTTTCATCTAAAAACGCATAGTGTGCCATTATGGGGTTACCGTTCCTGTTCCCGCGGTAAATTGGTAAATTGTATAACCACCTGAATAACTTTTAGTATAAGTTAATCCACCGCTAATAGAGGCAAGGTCTCTTGTACCGCTTGTTAAGTAACGTAAAATTACAATGCCTGAGCCGCCAGCTTGGCTAGAGTTTGCAGAGCTAGCACCACCGCCACCGCCTCTATTAGCTGTACCAGCGGTTGCCCCTGTGCCATTAGGTGCGCCACCTGTACCGCCACCACCTGTACCGCCAGTTGCGCTACCTGAACCCGAGCTATGCGTTGAACCAGCACCACCGCCAGCGTAAGTTACGGCTGAACCTGAATAAGAATTAGACAAACCATTGCCACCGTTACCACCTTGATAAGTACCAGATACACAACCAGTTTGACCAGCAGCACCAGCACCACCACCGCCACCGCCTGCATAGTAGCAACCATTACCACCGTTATTACCGCCAGTTGTACTGTTACCACCTAGTGAAGTATCAGAAGTATCTTGTCCACCACCACCGCCTGAGCCGCCGCCACTTGGTGCATCAGGAGAATATGGAGGTGAGCCAACATAATACGAACCGCCA